CAGGGCAAATTCTTAGGGAAAACCTATGTCTAGTGAAAGAGAAGCATCGTCTGTATTGACGAGCGAAAATTCGGGCGAGTTTTATGCTAATAAACTTGGTTTAGCTACGGAAGCTCCTACTGAGGCGGTCGAAACCGAGCCAGTAGTTGAGGATATACCGCAGAGTGAACCAGTTGCAGACGAACCCAAACCAGTAGAGGAAGGCGAAAAGAAGCCGAATCCGAAACTTGAAAAGCGGTTTTCTGAATTAACGAAGCAACGAGAGATGGCACGTCAGGAAGCTGAACGTGAGCGCTTAAGGGCTAGTGATTTAGAGGCACGTTTAGAGGCGCTTGAAAGAGGGTCCAAGCCTGCAAAGGTAGAGGAACCTAATAGAGAGCCACAGCCGAGCGATTTTACTGATGCGTTTGAATATGCAAAAGCATTGGCAGAGTTCTCGACTGCTAAAGCACTTGCAAACAGAGACAAACAGGAAGCTGAACGCAAAGCTAACGAAGAACGCCAGAAAGTTATGACCTCTTGGCAGACAAAGTTAGAAGCAGCGAAAAGCGAACTACCTGATTATGAAGATATGGTTGCATCAAGCGATGTGGTTGTATCAGATCAAGTCAGGGATGCTATTTTAGATAGCGATGTCGGACCCAAGATTCTTTACCATTTGGCGGAGAATCCCGAGATAGCTACTAAGATCAGCGGATTACCTTTGTCGAGTGCTTTAAGAGAGATTGGAAGATTAGAGGCTAGGTTTGAAAAGACCGCAGAAGCGCCTAAGCCTGCTGTAAGAAAGAGTAACGCACCAGCGCCTATCAATCCAATCAGAGGCGGATCTAACGTAGATGTACCATTGACTTCCGAAGGGGAGTTTACTGGGACCATACATCAATGGAAAGAAATGCGTAAGTCTGGAAAGATTAGGTAAACAATTTTTATTTATAAGGAAATCGAAAAATGGCAAATAATCTGCTAACGATATCCAAGATCACTAACGAGGCGTTAATGGTTTTGGAAAACGAACTCACGTTCACGTCGGAGATCGACAGAAACTATGATGACCAATTCGCTGTAGTAGGCGGTAAGATTGGTAACACAGTTAACGTACGTAGACCTGGTCGTTTCGTAGGAACAACTGGTCCCGCACTTAACGTAGAAGACTTTAACGAGACATCAGTTCCCGTTACATTGTCAACTCAGTTCCACGTTGATACTCAGTTCACCACGCAAGATTTGGCATTGTCTCTGGACATGTTCTCTGACCGTGTATTGAAGCCTGCCGTTAACAGTAGCGGCCTAGTTCATTAAGAATTAGGAAAACTGTCCCTGATTGACTTGGACGGCCTGAGGAGGCTAACAAGGGGCAAGCAAGAGAAATCTGTGCAGCCTGAACGACTAAGTGGGATGGACTCGAAAGAGTATGCGATAGTCTGAACTCCGATATAACCTAAACAAAGTCGGAGAGGGTAGATCGAAGAATCAACCCCGCCAGAAATGGTCAGTAAGGGAAACCTGAAGTAACAGAATGTGCTGCAATTGCGAACAAGATTGACCGTGACGGATTGACAATGGCTGCACTTCAAACTGCAAACATCGTTGGTGTTGCTGGTACTCCTCCAACGGGATTGATCACCTACTTAACAGCTGGTGCTTACTTGGATGCTGAAGGCGCACCTAGAGATGGTCGTCGTGCTTGTATCGTAGAACCCTTTACATCTGCAACAATCGTTGACAGTTTAAAAGGTTTGTTCATGCCCCAGGAAGCGATTGCGGAGCAATACAGGAAAGGTTTGATGGGTCGTGACTCAGCTGGTACAAACTGGAAGTTAGATCAAAACGTGGTCAGCCAAACTTTCGGTTCTTACTCTGGTAACACATTGTCTGCTGACACAACTACACAAGTTGGTTATTTGACAAGTGGTTGGTCACAGTATTCCACAATTCAGATCAAAGCATCATCTTCAAGCACATTGAATGCTGGTGACGTGATCCAGATTGCTGGTTTATATGCAACCAACCCACAAAACCGCCAGGCTTATGGTTCAGGCAAACTGCGTAATTTTGTTGTTCAGGCTACTACAACTGTAGGAACTGGCGCAACAAACATTCAAGTTTCACCTGCAATCATCATCGGTGGTCAGTTCCAAAACACAATCGTGATTGGTTCTACATCCACAACCGCAGTTGTAACTCCTTTCAACAACACAGGTACTTTGTCTCCACAAAATATGCTCTTTCATAGAAACGCATTTACATTAGCGGTGGCAGATCTTGAGTTACCAGAGGGGGTCCATTTTGCTGGTCGTGCTTCTGACAAGGAAATCGGTCTGTCAATGCGTGTAGTACGTCAATATACCATCAACAACGATTCAATCCCAACACGTTTAGATGTATTGTACGGATGGGCACCTTTGTACCCTGAACTTGCCTGCCGTATTGCAGCCTAATTAACTTATTTAAAGGAAAACATAAAATGAGTAATCCAGGACCAGCAACCACAGTATCGGCACACCCAAGTAATGTCACAACAAACCAGACTCTGCGTTTGTTGGGCGTTGCAAAAGGTGTTAACTTAAATGCCGTTGCCTTTACACCAGTACCAGTAAATAACTCTACAACGTACTTGCCACAGACTATGTTAGTGACCAACGTCAACAATGCAGGATCTGCAGTTGCGTTGACAACTACCACAGCTATGAGCATCACAACTACAAACGTAGGTTCACCAACAGGTTTGTTCCCAGCGCTGACAACGACTCAGATCGCAGCATTGGCTACAGCACCGCTTGGCGTTTCATTGTCAACAGCATCAGCTAATACACCAGCTCTACAAGGTCAAACTTTGTACGTTGATGTAACTGCTGCATCTGGCGCAACTGGAACAGGTGACGTTTATGTTTATGGCTACGACTTCAGCTAATCCGAGCTGAAATTGAGAAGGGTCACCCTCAAAAGGGGTGACTTTTTCTCTTTTTAAAGTACAATTAACCTATTTCCAAAGGAAAAAACATGTCTAGCACCACAATTGCAAGAGGTAACATACTTGAACAGTTTGTTATTGCTCCTACTCTAACGCCTGCAGCGCTAACCACATCATCCACACAATCTTTGCAAACATTTGCAGTTCCTGGTCTTTTGTCTACAGATATTGTGACTTTGTTGCAATATCAAGGTAATCAAACCTCAAACATAATTGTTTCTAATTGTGATGTGGCTACTGCTAATGTTTTAACAGTTCAATTCCAGAACACATCTGGCGCTGCAACTGCTATTACTCCTGCTGCTGGTGTATATGATTTCAAAGTTCACCGTGTAGAAGGCTTGCCAATAGCTGTTAACGCTGCTTAATCATGGCAAATACAAGCGTATTTAGACCAGTTGGTCCATCTTACGTTGTTGCTGTTTCGACAACCGCTTCAGCTGCTTTGACTGTTACCCCAGCGGGTAACGATCAGATCAACTATTGCGGTTTTCTTAACACTTCAACCAATCCAATTGCATTAACGATTGCAGAGAATAACGCTCTCAATTCGTTAACGGCTCCAGCTGCGGTATTTCCTACTGCTGGAACTCCCACAAACACAGTAATATTAGGTGTGTCAATGTCAACGCCAATGGTGATTGCAGTTCCGTCTAACGGATTCTCTGTAAGCGCTATTACTTCGACATCAACGGCTAACCTGTATATTACTCCTATGGCAGATCAATCATGACAAACCAAGTAGCTAATACAAATACACCTAATACGGTGTTACTTAGCACTTACTCTACACAACCAGTTATTGCAAGCGGTTTTGGTACTTCCCCTACGCTTAAAGGCGTGACACCAAACTGTTTTGCGGTGACTGTTGGTAGCGGTGGTGCTGCATCAGGCACTTTAACTTTACCAGCTGCGCCAAACGGCTGGATGGTTGTTGCTAATGATGTAACATCTGGTTCAAGCCTATTTCTGCAACAAACTTTTAGTAGCACCACATCAGTTACAGTAACTGGTTACGGAATTACTACAGGACTTGCAGCAAATATGTCTGCTGGTGATGTGATAGTCATGACTTGCATTCCATACTAATGAATGCCCCTGCCTCAACCGTTGATCAGAATATACTGCCAGTACAGGCATACTTCGATGTGTTCGGAAACTTTCAGACGTTTTTAGGCCAGGGGCGTCCTTTTTATGCTACTTTTAATCCAGTTCAATCTGGTCTAACAATAACAAA